AAAAACTTGGGTAGAGAAATTAAATGGCAGTTTTAACAACCAACCATAAAGTACAATTAGTTAATACATTTATTGCTTCTGTTGAAGACAGCAAAAACTCATACTATTGCTTTGTTGGTAAAGCAGAACCATGGCTTAACGCTAATGGCGATGTAGATGAATCTAATGTAGCAATTGCTGTAGATTCAGTCAACCAAAACGAGCAAATTGTTTATACTAATATGGTTTATGGTAAAAGGATTAGTAATTCTGACGTCATTCAAATGACGAAAAGATATAATTGGACTAATAACACTGTTTACTCTAGATACGACAATAACGATTCCGAATTATACACTAAGAATTTTTATGTCATAACTGATACAAATGACGTTTACAAATGCATTCATAATGGATTTTCGCCTTCATATCCAAACGGTGTGCCTTCTGTAGTTAAACCTACGGTTAGACAAACTTCTGGTAATTTTCAAACATCTGACGGATATATTTGGAAATATATGTTCACTTGCGAATCAACAGATTACACTAAGTTTCAAACTGCAAATTATATACCAGTAACACCAAACACTGAAGTTAAAACAAATGCTATACCTGGCACTATCGATTTTATAACATTGCAAAATGCTGGCAACAACTATCAAATTTATCAAGAAGGTTTTTTAAATGGTGTTGTCAATAATTATGTTGTACAACTACCTTCTAATTCTTCAGTTACAGACAACATTTATGTCGGCTCGAGCATCTATTTGAAGGCGGGTTCTGGCGCAGGTCAAATTAGAGAAATTTCTTCATATAGCGGTTACACAAAGCAGCTTGGTGTAACACCACCATTTAATTATTACGAGAATTTGAAGCTTTCTAATACAAATGGAACTTTTGAGCTAGGATCTTTAGTTTCTCAAAATACTAGCTCTGTAACATATTTATACCAAACGGGGTATTTTAATTTAAATGACACTTTGATTCAGTCTGATACAGCAGCTCATTTGAAAATTAGACAAGCTAATACCACAACTATGTTATTAGAAAAACTTAACGCTACTGGTTTAGTTTCTAATACTCCCATTTTTAACACTTTTGAATCTCACGAGCAAAAAACTGGTACAGTAAATATCACTAATAACTCTATTTACGTTAACAATGCGGTTGCAACTGCTTTTGCTACAGATTACGCAGTTAATGATTATATCAGAGTTGGTCCTAACGCCAACAATAATATTAGGAGGGTAACAGCTGTTAATTCTACTGTAATTACGGTTAACGAGCCTTTTTATCAGACATTGTTAAGCGCGAATAATTATTATGTTAATAATGCTATCAGCATCGATTCTATTACCAATCATACTGCTACTGGTTCTATAACTTTTAGAAATTTGACATCTGCGCAACTTACTTATTCAAACGTAACACCAGCAGGACAAACATTTGTTATTGGTGAATTGATTGATATTGTTGATGGCGCTAACACTTCTCAAGGCGCAAACGGTATTGTTTCTTTCTCAAACGCTTCAACGTTAATTTTGACAGATGTTGGTGGTTCTATAACTGCCAATTATTATGTATATGGTATGACTTCTAGAATTTCTGCTTATATTAATAGTGTAGATTCAAGACCTAATATTACCGTTGATACTATTACTGGTGGTTTTTATACAGGCGTAGGATTGACAACTCTTTACGCCAACGGAGCTCCGAGCGGTAATGCGTTTGTTGTTTCTAAAGAATATTCGCCGAACGAAAGAACAGAGTATATTATTTCGCCAAAGGTTAATATTCAAGGCGATGGAAATGGGGCGTTGGCGTATTGTACTGTAGATTTGAGCTCAAATAATCCAAATAGGGGTATCACTTCTTTGGTACTTATTGATGGTGGTAAAAATTACACTAGAGCAGACATAAGCATTTCAGCTAATACTCTTTATGGCAACGGTGCAGTAGTAGAAGCTCAAATCAGTCCTGTACACGGTCATGGTCATAATTCTTATCAAGAATTGGCTGCAGTATACTGCGGTATTTCGAAAAAGTTCGACACGGGCGCGAATGAAGGTTACAACTTGCCTATGTATGGATCTTACAGGACTGTGGGTGTTATTAAAAACCCTGAGATAGAAGACGTTGTTTTTGATATTGAAAATTTCGATAGAGTTAAACTAACTATCGCTAACACTAGTGGAACATTTGTTAATAATGAAGTTGTTATACAAAGCACTTCTAATTCAGCAGGCGTTGTAGTTTATGCTAACTCTACATATGTGGAATTAAAGAACGTAAAAGGGACGTTTATCAGTTCTTCTAATACAGCGAATGCTTCTAGTATTATTTACGGTTGGACTTCTAACGCAAATGCTCATATAACTGCAGCGAACGTTTCTTATTTTACTGTTTCTAATACTTCAGAAACCATTATCGACTCTTCAACTGGTGCTTCTGCTAAAATTACTCAAGTTATTTCTAATTCACAAATTAGAATTTCTAATGTCGTAGGTTCTTTCCTAGATAATGACTATATTTATGAAGCAGCGAGTAATTCTTATGCTAATATTTCAGCAATTTATACCTCTAACGGGAATGTAGACTCTACTACAACATTCGGCTTGAAGTTCAATCAAACTGTTAGAATGACACTAGCTTCTAATACAAAACCGTTCGAATTGTATGAATATGTTACACAAGACGTGACTTTTGCTACTGGTAGGGTTATCAGTAAAATTGACGAATTAGACGTTTATTACAACGCTGCAGCTGCTTGGGCTGTTGGTGACGTAATCATTAATGAAACTACTGGCTCTAATGCTATAGTAACTTATGCGAATACTACATCGAAATATTTAAAATTGTCTGCTGTAAACAATAGTGGGTTTAACGAAACTACAAATAGACCGTTTAACAATGGCGATACTATCAAAAATAGTTCTAATACTAAAAATTCAACTATAAATACAGTTTACAACGTTTTAATTTTAGACGATGTTAATCGTATAGTTAGCACCAATACTACCCCGTTTTTGGGTAAATTCCAAGTTGGTGCTTATGAGGTAACTGGTAACACTAGTGACGCTGTGGCTACAGTAAATTTGGCTGACTCTATAAAACAACCAGATTTTGTTAGAGAAAGTGGAGAAGTGATTTATTTGGAAAACATAAGTAAATTTGATAAAACTCCTAGTTCTACAGAACAATTAAAGTTAATAATTAAATTCTAGAGGAAATAATGGCGAATACTTCTCTACTCGATACTAATTTGAATGCGAGTCCGTATTTTGATGATTTTGAACCAACTAAGCAGTTTTACAAAATTCTGTTTAAACCAAGAACTGCAGTTCAAACTAGAGAGTTAAACCAGCTTCAAACCATTTTACAAAATCAGATCACAAGCTTTGGTCAGAATATTTTTAAAGAAGGTTCTGTAATCAAAGGTTGCTCTTTCACATTTGACAACAAATATGCCTATGTCAAACTTGCTGATACTTATGCTAACGGGACAGCATTAACAACTTCAGACTTGAATGGTTTGATTGTTTCTAATCCTAACGGTCTTCAAGGTAAAGTAATTGATAGTGTTCAAGGTCTTGTCTCGGCAGATCCAGACCTCAATACCATTTATTTGAAATATTTGAATAGTGGTACGTATTCAAATGGTTCTAGTCAATCGCAATTTGATGCTAGTGATGTTCTAAGTTTTTATACAGAAGCGAATACATATCAAGGTCAAGTTTTGGCAGCAAATGTTGCTAACGTTGCAGGTTTTGGTTATGCTTTTACAACTACAGAAGGTATCATTTTCAAAAAAGGCTACTTTGTTTATGTTACACCACAAACATCAATTATTTCTAAGTATAACAATGTGCCAGACGGAATTTCAGTAGGTTTTGATGCCACTGAAAGTATCATAACTTCTAATATTGATGATAGTTTGTTTGATAATGCTGCAGGCGCACCTAATTACGCAGCTCCTGGTGCAGATAGACTTAAATTAGAATCAACTCTCGTAACTAGGGAAACAAGTTTTTCTAACACTGAATCGTTTTTCTCTTTAGTTGACTTTAAAAACGGTTTGCCTGTAACTATCAGGAATGATACACAGTTTAATTCTATCGCTAAAGAAGTTGCTCGTAGAACATATGAAACTAACGGTAATTTCGTTGTAAATCCTTTTGTTGTTACAACTTCTGCTTTAGCTAATACATCTGACCTAGATTATGCAAACAATTTCAATGCTATTGTCAGCAAAGGTCTTGGCTACGTTGAGGGTTACAGAGTTCAGTTTTTGAACAACACAACTAAGCAAGTTAGAAGAGGCGTCGATTTTGCTTCTCTAAATTCTCAAAATGTTTCTTTAAATTTCGGTTATTATGTTTTATTACAAGAGGTTTCAGGCAATTTCGGCGATTCTAATCAAATTATAGAAGTAGAATTACACAACATAGCTAAAACTTCTATAACTAGTAGAACTTATTTGTCTACAGGCTATTCATCAGCAACCAAAATCGGTGTTGCTTATATAAGAGGATTTTCTTACGACAACGGAACTCAAGGTTCTGCAACAGGGCAATATAGAATTTACTTGTTCAATATTGCTATGAATCCAGGTAGAAATTTTTCTGATGTAAAAAGTATCATCTATAGGGACTCGGGCGCGAACGAGGGTGTGGGAGATGTTGTATTGAGTTACAACATGACTTCTAATTCAGACATCGCAAAAATTTATAGCTCATATTTGAACGGTATGATATACCCTTACGGTCAAAAGGCTATTAAACCAGATGGTTTTGATAACATAGAATTTTCTTATAGAAAAATTTCTAATTCTCAAATTTTAACAGACGGTACAGCTTCAGTTACAGTTGCAGCTCCTTCTGGAACAGGTTCAGAAACTTTCCAATATTCAGGCTCGCTATCTATATCGCAAATGAGCGATATTATTGTCACCCCGTTGGCAAATGGATATTCTACAGCTAAAACTGGCACTGTGCAAATTTATTCTGACAATACAGCTGTTAGAGGCACTAGCACAACTTTCTTAAGCGATTATGCTACAGGCGATTCTGTTTTCATCAATTCAACATTGAGAACAATTGTTTCTATTTCTAATAACATTTTCATGAGTTTAGATGCAAACAGCACTTCTAACTCTTCTTCTTTAAGTCATCAAAAGGCGTTTATAGCTGGTTGCCCAATACCTTTTAATATTACTAGACCTAATAGAAGCATGACTGTTTCTTCTAACACTTTGAACATAAGTTTGGGTGAGT